CTTCAGCGTTGAACTTCTCATTCTGTGCTCTCGACCTCCCATCAATCAAAGCTCTGGCGTGATATGTTTCTACGCCCTTCTTAATGTCTTTAAAAAAGTCTATCGCGTGGGTCGCTGTTATGTCTGCGTCAGCCCCCGACAATGTTTGCAACTCTTGTGTAACAAGAGCGAGGTAGTCCGCATCCTTAGAAGGATCTAATTCAACAGATGGTGTAGACAAAGCGAGGAGCCTGAATGAATTTCTAAGTGTCTTCCCTGACGCCCCATGCTCTCCTGCTCTCAAGGCGACTTGCAAATCCACAGCTTTCCGATTGGTCAGTGCATTCCCCTTCGCCATGAAGTGAACCAACGCATCGAATGTTTGTTCGGGTGTGAATTTTTCTGTGCTCTTACCTCCGTAGTATTCGGTGGATAACATTTCCTTCACCCTATTCAACAGAGTGGGGTCGGCCCCTAATGCAAGGGAGGCATTGCCGTGTATATCTGAAATAAATTCATTTACCTTTCGAGGAGGTAGTGGCTCCTGTGGATTAGTTCTCGGCGGGACAAAGTTTGAGTCCGCTCCGTTCTCCTCCACATTAAATAGTTCTGTTTTGTGGATGTTTGTGTCTGGCTCCAGTATAGAAACCAAACTTCTTTTAGCACGTTTAGCACGTTCTCTCTGCTGACGGTTGAAGTATTCCCCCTGCTTATCTTTTATAGCATCTAAGTTAGCGACAGTAGGACCAACCTCTACGTTGTTATTTAAGTTGTTAACATATTCGTAAACGGAAGCCTGTAACTCCAAGCTTGTCGCAATAGCGGCAGCTTCAACAAAATTCTTATTGAGGTTAAGTGACGAATCTGAAGCTATAAGTTGCTTAAGGGTTGGTATATCCCGTAGCTGTTTTAAGAGTGTGGATACTTTAATCATCCTACCACTCAGTGGGCTCACCACTTTTAAGCTCTCATCAATCTCGACCTCTTCTCTAAGCCTTGATGTTTCAGCCGCAAGGTAGGATATAGCGTAGTAATCTTCTTCAAGGACACCAACCCTGTTGAAAGCTGTCTTAGCCGAAACAACCCCACCCGACTCACGGACCATGATGTCTTCCAGAACCATCTGGTCCCCTTGCTCACGGAATCTAAATGAAGGGTTGAGTTTACCATCAGCTTCTAGCTGGGCTACTTTGTCCTTTGGAACAAGGACGGGGATATTACTCTCAACGAGAGTAAGCATACCCACAGGATCATTATTGAATACGCCCCTACCCTTGCTATCCAAGTATACTTTACCAGACTTCCCGAAAGCTCTTGGGATGCTCGCCCCTCCTTCGGGCATAGCCGTTGGTAATGGGGGGAATTTTTTGTTGGTCCTCTTTTGGGCTTCCCTACTAAGAGCTTCAAGCGTTGCGCTGTCTGCATTCTCTAAAGAGAGACCCAGCTTATCTAACTGATTCACAGATAAGGTGTGCGGGTATCCCGTTTCAACAATCGCTTCGATTGCTTTCTCTTCACTTGGAGTGAACCCCCTCGTCTCAGCTTCTTTAAGGTTCTTAACCCCCAAATCTCTACGCGCTTTAGCTTGTTTCCTTAGTGCTTTAGCAGAAGGAGGTTCAAGCACTGCCCCACTATCAAGCAGTGCGGTTAAGTTATCTTCTAAGAGTTTGGTCTCAGCCTTGTCCGTTTCCTTATTTAGTTCTGCGGCTAACCTTTTATATTCGTTCTCCCGTTTCTTGATACTAGCAAGCTCACGCGTGTGATTTAATTCTGGGTCATGTCTTATCTGTTTAGGGCTGTGTTGTGAAGTGGCCTGATTAAGCCCTGCTTTTGAATCCCCCTCACTGGATTGTAAAATTGTTTCCGCTGCCTCAGAACCACGCATACTTAAATCTGGAGCAGGAGCTTGTGTATCGTTGGTTAATACTTTATTAACAATCTCTGAAATAACTCCTTCAGATGCATCATTGAGATCCCTCTCGATCCTGTCTGCTTCTGCTTTTATTCCTTCTTCTGACTGCTCTTCAAGGATATCAAGGGCTTCACCTTCCACATCACCTGAACCAGAACCTGAATCTCCTCCTGTAGAATCCGGCTTTTTGTATTTGCTGACAATCCGCGCTACCTCGTCTGCTGTTGTGGGAGCACCGGAAGCTTTTAAATCTTCGGTAAGGTCTTGAGTAATTACATCCTCTTCATATTGCTGGAACAAAGATTCTTGATACCGAGCCTTCGCTGCATGGTCCGTAAATTTATTAGGACTTATCTTCCTAGCTACCCCCCCGATAAAAGTAGAACCACCCCCTAAGAAACCACCAAGTAACGCAGCATGTCCCATTTGTGTAAACCTATCCAAGATAGCAGTGTCTTGGTTGGATGCTATGTCTTGAACGAAGCCATTGAGAAGTTCATCGAATGCCTCTTCGATCCCTTCATCGAAGGTATTTCGCATAACCCCTTTCGCCCCTACAAACCGTTGCTTTTTAAGAACCTTTTCAATGGCCCCTTTAAGAACCTTCTGAAAGGACATGTCCCCCACATTCTGCCCAATGACATCATCCCCGACACGCTTCATTTGCTTGTAGGTCATGCCCTTTAAAAGAGCATCCTCCATACCACCACGACCCATATGCCCCATAGCAGAAGTGATCAGGCCAGTTATCATCCCCGCAACTAATCCCCCACCAAGCGCGTAATCGTGAGCTTCTTCTTTGACTTTATCTTCACTCCAACCCGTAGCCCAGTTACCAGCCGCATCAGTGTGCTGGGCAGTTAGGTCATCGGATACGTTTTTGAAAATCGCCCCGTATGTGTTTACACTAGATCTTGTGGCGGCAGGGATAAAGGTAGCGGCAGCTATACCCATCTTGCTGGCGAGTTCTCCGTTGTAAGCTTTTATTACAGAAAGGACTCTTTGCTCCGTCACATCTCCCAATAACTGCTTACCAAAAACTCTTTTCGCAGCTGCTTCCATCGACTCACCTGCACCAACCCTAAGAGTTCCTTTAAGGGTTTGCGCGAGAACGGTCCTCATTGCAACCCTTGTCGAAGTTTTTGCTCCTACATAACCCGCTGCGGCAGCTAAAGAAGCTCCCCCTGTGGGGACAGTTGCAGCAGCTAAGAGTGATGTAAATCCTATATCAACTATCATTGGAGCGATAGCTTCACCCGCTTCATGCAGGAAAGATCTCTCCATACCGAAGATACCAGCCAGCTCAGTGCGGTGTGCTCTTCCCTCGGCAATGTCTAGTAAACCTTCTCTTGCCCAGTCGCTGCCAAACATAGCCCCCGTTCCGTAGAATAGGCTCCCAAGCCCTTCGGCCCATACGCTATATCCAAGTCCTTCTACGGTGGCCCATGTCTCACTAAAGTTAGCAGTGTTTTCCGCGAACCCTTCGATGATCTTATGATTCGCTAGTCCCTTCTGTCTCCCACTTAATACGGCTTCGTGCCATTCATCACCATACTCTTCCGCTAATACCTTACCCTTTAGTTCAAAAGTTTTAGTTAAATTGAGAACTCTCTGGGCTTGTGCTCCTGTTTTTAATGCTCCCGTTATCCCCGCTTGATCCAAAGCCGCGTTGAATTTTTTCTCTTGTGCCATCAAAGAAGAATGCACAATAGGTAATTGGAAAACCCCCTTGTGGACATTCCTATAGAGATCCTCGTCATCCCCATGAAAGAGAAGCATGTTTTTTTGATCCGCATTATTGAGGACCATCTGGTCGATGCTATCAGCTACAACTTCCAGAGAATGCCCTGTCTCTTTGTGGAGTTCTAAAATTAGTTCTTCGCGAATTCGTTCAAAATGTGTCGCATATCTTTCTTGGGCTTCTTCATATAGGGATTCTGAAACAACAGCATGTTTTCTATCATCATCCCCGAACATATGAGATAAAGGTCTTGTAACCCACTCCTGCCATCCATCACCCACAGCATCCCAAAATTTATCCCCGCCACTATACGTTGTTCTCCTAGCGTATGCTTCTGATAAACCGTCTATCTTTTCATCATAATCCTCGAAATCTTTTTTCTCATCAAGGAAGACGGCTATGTCCGCGTATCCGTCGAATCTCTTTTTCAGCTCATACCTTGGTAGGCCATGCGCTTCTGCCACCTCCTCCCCCCATTGTTCCAACTCAAGGTAGTGCCTAGAGGTCACACCGAAGCCCGCAGCGTTTTTTATTACACTAGCTTTCGTCTGCCCTTTAGGGATTTCCCCACCCAGAAACACATTCTTCCCTTTAGAGTTTTGATATACCGCTGCGAAGATTTCCCCCCGCTTATAAAAATCCTTATAGGTTTCTTCCTTCGCTGCCCGAATGGACTCCAACAGCTCTAGCCTCTTCGGATCGTCCTCCTCAAGAAGTCCCTCCTCTGTTAGGGAAACAAATTTGTGGACGTTTTCATGGTCCTCGAAACTTATAACGGAGTCATCAAAAGTTCTGGCGTCTTTCCTGTCCTCCTCCCCCGTATAAGGGTGGTGTTGTAAAATTTGTTTAGCGTCTTCAAGGGGGTCAGCAGCGTATAAAGCTGTGAGCTGTTCTCTAACTTCCTCTTGGTTCTCTTGAGTGACAAGCCCGTAAGCTTGAAGGGCTTTTGTGTGTGCTTGACTTATATCCTCCTCAACAAAGGGGGTGTATTCACCCGCCTCCTGCCACTGAGTTCTAAGGTGGTCACTATATCTTGTGAGACTTTCGAGTGATACTTGACTATAACCACTTGTTCCCTCCCACTCCTTGTAGGGGGTCTCGTTGACTAGAGGCGTGGCGGCGTTTAATAGGCTTGGGTCTGGCATAGCAGAAGCGGTATGTTATTGAGTTAAATGGGGTCTGCTGGGTCTGCTGGGTCTGGTGCTACTGGTGCTGGTGGTGGAGTAGCGGGATCGTTGGGGTTTGGAAATTTTAAGGCAGCATTCGATGCCCCTCCATCAATCATTTTTTTATGTGACTCACCACGTAGCCTAGTCATTTTCACATCGAAGTCCTGTCTGCTTGTGAATTTCACGGCTTTACCATCTGGACCGATAATTTCTAATTTCTCTATTAAAGGTTTTTCGTGAATGCGGGCGAGCCCATCATCAGCCAAGTCATCATCAAGCTCTCTCGCCTTAGCAACCCGTGCCTGAACATCGTCCAAGCTGGCTTGGTAACTCGTGTTTTCACTCTTGGCAAAATCCCGTTCAGCTTTCTTAGCGTTCATAGTATCTATAGCAAACTGCCTCTCGTTATCTTTTGCCTTCCTTTTCCACGCAGCGTCTGCAACCAATAGATTTGCTTTCTGTTTTGATGTGGGGTCTTTCCCATATTGGATTCTCAAAAACTCAGGATCGAGGAACCCTGAGTTTGCAGCTTGCATCTCGTAGCCTGAAGCCTCATCCCGAGATTGGATGTTCTGAAGGTCCGCCTTAGTTGTGAGATTAGCTGCCTGAAGCATCTGGTTAACCATAGGATTCCATCTAACTAGTTCAGGATTGTTCAACGCGAACTGAGACAGCCCCCTTTGTCTCTGATAAGGATTCAAGCTAGGGTTATCTACTATGTCGTTTAGTTCCTCCGTAGCGTCTTCTGTTTTCCAAAGGTATTCCGCTTCTTTTTTTGAAGCCTCTCTCTTCTTGTTGATTTCAAATTTGTTTACTCTAAAAGACAGCTTAGAGTTCCGCTCCCTGCTGAGATGCCCCTGCAACTTCATAATCATGTCGAGCTGCGGAGCCACACGCTCATTGTTTGCATCCATTAATCTCTGGTCTTCGTGTCGGGTAAGACCAAATCTGTTGCGCAAGGGCGCAACATCGGCATCAAAATCTAGTGGGTCGATAGGCATCGATCTATTGGTCAAGCCTTTGAATTAGCCGGTCTATCACACCTTGATTCCTTCTTTGTTGTCTGTGGTCAGCATTTTCTTGCTCACGCATCGCGGGGGTAGATATAGCTGACCTATCTGACTCTGTTGAGTCAGACCAATCCATCGCCGCTTTTTCAGCAGCCCTTGTGAATCCCATTCTCCTCAACTTCTTAGCCTTCCGCAGTCCTGAATTTCTGGTGTGTAGTTTCCTTCTTCGGGAGGAGAGGGGGCGTGGGTCATTGTGCCTAGCATAGAAATCGTCGTATCCTTTTTTAATCTTGTCTTGGTAATCGGCTTTCTCTTGCTCCCGCTTCTCCTCTCTCCATAGAGGGTTTTCCCGTGTCTTATGGGCGTCTGTTAGAATGCTCGAAAATCCCTGTGAGGCTTCTTTTTTAGCTCTCCTAGCCCCACGCATAAATTCATTTTCTTCCATGCCGAGCTCCCGAGCGTCAGCGATGAAATTCTCTTTCTTTCTCCCCACCCTATCCCCGATCAAAGAGAGCCCGCGGGAATCGGATTCAAGGTCATCATCATGGTCCTCCGAAAAATAATCATACATTCGCCGGTATAGTCCTTGCCGTTTATTCGGTTCTGCGCCCATAGCTTAAATTATAAGGTTTATATAGTTAAAAGTCAATCGACTAGAGTCGCTTCAGCATTCTGCAAGGCTCCCCCCAAAGACTTGATTGTCCTCCGCTGTCGGGGGGGAGCACCATCCCCACCTTCAGGGGGGTCAACAGCGACTAATCCCAGCCGTTGTCGGGCGCAATCTAAAGCCAAAAAAGCAGCGTCTGCTAGGTCGGGGCTCCTGCCAAAGCGGGACTTAAACTCCGGCTTAGACTCTATTTTCATACGTAGGGTGGACCCTTTTACCATGTCATAGTTACGCGCCGTTATTTCTTGCGCGAGATCAGAGTTAACTCCAAATACTTGACGAGTCCTCATAAGCTCTTTCCCGACAAACCATAGCTCAGAGACCCTGTTAACATACAGCTCAGTTCCAATCAGTTTGCTGTTTGCACTTACTCTCTTCTCGCTGGCCTTCCCACCAAATGAAACCCGCATGAACCTGTTCGACCACTCCCCTGCCAAGACATCACAAAAAGGAGCGCCCGCACCAGTGGAATCGACACTCACATTCTCTGGGGGAATCTTTAGTTTTTCGCACTTCTCCTTTATCTGCCGGACAATCTGGTAAGTCCTCGGAACAGCTTTATTGGTGGCGTCATCATTTAAATGAATGGCTTGACCAAATTCTATTACGTATTGGCCGGATTTATCATACCCGCACTGAGCGGTATACATAATTGTCCGGTCCCCACCATTAGTAAAAGCGGGGTCAATACCACACAAACTGATGGGACTACTTTGCCATTCAACAGGACGCATAGATCCACTGGTAGTCAGTTCGTTTTCAGTGTAGATGCCTGTTGTTTCGTCGCTGTCAAAAAATACAGCGCGGACCATCCGCATATACCCACGACTCTCCACCCCAAGGAGGGCCTTATCTTCATCTAATTTTTCCTGTGTCGGGAGCCACGGGTAAATAGTTTCCCCCGCCAAAATATTTGGAGATCGTTCCCCATCTAGCCGGAGATACTTACCATTCCATTTAGTGTCCCACTCGTCCGCTGTGTTCGTGTCAACACTGTCCCAGCCATCTTTAGGAGTAGACCAAATCCCAAAAGCATCAAAGCGACTACTGGGGTTAGACATACCAATCATTTGAAATGAGGGGTTCTTGCTCAAGTTCGTGAGACCCGCGTTGAGAATAGCCTCGGATAATTCCGATAACTCATCCCCGATAAGGATTACCCGCTTCTGTTTTATACCAATAAATTTACCAACTGCTTCTTTGGTCTTGCTCTTCTCTGCGGAGATCAATGAGAGTCCTGCCCGTTCAATCAAAATGTCTTTCTCATTTACATAAGAAGCATTTCCTATTGAATCCCGAATCTTGATTGGTGCATCATCAATCACGGACAGTAGAGACATTACACTACCCCAGATACGCTTACGAGCTTCACGAAGCGTGGTGGATGTCATAAGGACGAGGGTGTCTTGTGGTTGACTCAACCAATTCACTATCCCCCACGCAGCCATAGTATGAGACTTACCAGAAGACGCGCTGCCTCCTACTGCCAAGTATTTATTTTCAAGGGCGGCGCGAATCATCAACTTAGCCCAAGGATGTTTGATCATTAATTTTTCATGCAGATCTTCCCTATTCCAAAGCTCATCGCACACCCGCCAAAAATAATATTCCCGAACAACAACTTCTTCATGGGTCGCGAATCCGTATAAAAGCGCGGTTAACAAACTAGTAGGTGGTATTTGAAAACCCCCAACATCCATTTTTTTTGTTTCAGGATCTATGCGCGGTTCTAGTAACTGCTTGCTCCTGCTAGTTTTTAAAGCCATATTTATAATACAATAAAGCTTATAACATGGGTATCAATTCCAAAGACGAAATTCAGGAACGCGCTGTTGATCTGCATTATGCAGATTGGAAAACCTCTGCTATTGCCAGAGAACTCGGCGTCCATGCGGGGACAGTGCGTAGATGGTTTAAAAAACGCGGGATACCTGCAAAGAAAAATGGGCTTGTTGCTAACGAAAAACCAACCAGTTCAGGAGATGAATTGGCGGATGCCATCGAAGAGAACCTAGAGAACATGACAGACGAAGCAGTTATGCGAGCGAAGCATGATGCTAGAATTGTGGAGGATGAAACCATGATGGAGCTTGCTGAAATGCAACACACCCCAGCGGACAAATACCAACACTACATCGCGGCGGCGGGGATTCGCCTGTTGCGGGACCACATGAAAAATCTAAAGGGGCCTAAATCAGTGCGCGAACTGTCTGAGTTAGACCAACTTATCCGAAGAAACCTCGGCCTTAATTCTAAGACAGGTGGGGGAGGCGCTAGCAAGATGCAGATAGACATCTCTATTTTGAACAACAAGAAAGCAGATAGGGGAAACGGAACAGTGATAGACCTAAAGACGGATGATCAGTAATTTTGAAGACTTCTCTTGGGACTATGATCCTAAAGCTGACCCTTATGTAAAGAGGTCTAAGTCTTGCGTCCACCCTATGGGGGCCAACAGCCATTTCAAACCACAATATGAAGAGGTCATTTTTTATAAACAACTGGATGATGCTCTAATGGGAATAGTTGAACATGGGGGCAACCCCCCTGTTGCGTGCTACAGCAGCGCGGTAGCAATAGCTATATTGCGCGAGCAGCACGGCCTTTCGGCAGCAGACGCGAAGGGGGCTCTACTCCAACTAATGGATGCCGATCTCGGTCCTTCATCTCCCTGTTTCCTCGACACGAGCATAGTGGAAAAATGACTCTATTTCGAAAAAAAGAATTAGTTCACGACCCGAAGGTCTTGATACGTATTCAGGACTCTGAGAAAGATGATTTCTCTTTTGAGACGAGACAGCTCGAAGGCGCGTTCTATCGAGTAAAACCCTCCACGGCACAGGAGGTGGCTTTTATACAAACCCTAAAGAAAAACATTTTTGTGTATACCCCCGCATCAGGCGATGGTCTTATAGTTACACTAAATTTGTTTTGATTGTAGGCATAGATAACGGACTAGACGGAGGCTTGTGCGCTATTGCTAAGTTTGATGGCAGCGTCATCGACAAGATAGTCATGCCTACAAAATGGGTGTCTAAGAAAAGAGAAGTAGACACAGTGAAAATAAAGGACTGGCTGCTTAGTCTGCACACCCCTTTCATCCTCGCCGTTGAGGAACCCTTGGCCCACGCAAAAAGCTCACAAGCTGTGAGATCGATGGCTCTGAGCTTCGGGAAAATAATGGGGATGGCTGAGTCTAACGGATACGACGTATCCAGAATCTCTGTTCACAAATGGCAAAAGATCATGCTGGGATTTCGGGAAAAAGGAATGACTA